TATATTATTTTAAACAGCATATTATTTTATACAGTACATTAATATATACAGTATACTGATGTATACTGTAATATGTGGGTATGGTACACTTAATAACTGAATAGCATTTACTAAATACCATTCAGTAAATAAGCATATCTCATTTACTATATGTGGTTCAGTTACTTAATGAATATCATTCACTAAATACCATTCGCTTATTAACTGAAGTTCATTCAGTAAATATCAGTCATATAATAAATGGGGGGTATGCACCCCCCTGAACATTGTTCATACTGTATAAAAAAGATCTGTACCCCACACACCCATTATTTCATACCTACATATGCGCACATTTACTGTTCCATATATCCACATATATACCTATATATCACATACATTCATATATAGGTTGACAGTAGTTTAAATGTTTGATACGTGTTGCTTATTTACCGTTTATAAAATGGAGGGTAATATGACAAAATATGGATTCAAAGAAATGGTGGAAGAAAGTGATGGACCGGAAGACCTTACTGAAACACGTGGAAAGGCTCTTTTTGGGGATGAAATTTCGCTGAATGCAATTAGTGAAAAACTGATTGAAGCAGCGAATGTAATTACGGATCATCGTATAGCAATCGCTTTAGGGAAGGAGGTAAACAGCAATTCGATTTTTTATAACTCCAGTGAGAGTGAGTGGATTCTAAAACAAGTGGAACCTATGATTAGGGCATTGGAGCAAACGAAAAAGATTCATGTACAGCACATGAAAGATGTTACACAATTGGTTGGCAAGGGTAAGCTTTCTTTAACTGAAGCAAAAAGTTATATGGAGCTTGTTACAAAACAAACTACTATGGATCTGTTAAATGAACTTGATTAGGAGGTAAGTATGGGAAAGAAACAAATTTTTTGGTGTGATGCTTGCGGCAAAAAGGTGGAAGCGGGCGATGAGCTTGTAGAGTTTGCTTATCGCTATGGTGATTCAAAAAGTGGTAAAGCTGAAGTTTGTACGCAATGTGGTGATTCGATTGAAACTGGTTTACGGGAAACTATTAAATATAAAAATGGTCCTGCATAATGGCGATTAATGGTAGGAATAAAGGTAGTGCTGGTGAGCGTGAGTGTGCCGAATGGTTACAAAAGCTATTAGCACTACCTTATAAACCTAAACGTAATTTGGAGCAAACTCGTAGTGGTGGGCATGATTTACTTGTGGAACCTTTTTTAGTTGAAGTTAAACGTGTTGAAATTTTAGCATTACGCAAATGGTGGACGCAGGTTCAGAAAGCGTATGTTGAATTTGACCGGAATTTACTTGAAACTTATGATGATGTAATACCGATTGTTTTGTTCAGACAAAACCGGCAGAAGTGGAAATGTTTAATTGATGCTAATTGGATTGGTTTACCACGTGGGTTTGTGTTACTTGATAACCTGGAAACTAAACTATGGTTAAAGATGATGTACTCAAACACTTATTAAGTAAGAATAGTTATATTGAAGATGTGCCGGAAATATATCATAAGTTCGGTGATTGTGACGATGCTTTAAGAGAGTTACTTAATGAGAATAAGATAGTTTTTATTTCTGGAAGGGCAAAGGGTGTTTATTATGTCAAAGTGGCAGAAGCCTATCTTTCCAAGAGAAAAATATAATACAATTTGGGAGATTGATAAAGCTTTTTGTAATGAAGTCGCACATAAATCAGAGTTTATTTTAAAGCCTGAACAAGTAGAAATGGTTTTAATCGTAGCCGAAAGGGTATTAAATGAAGATTTGTAAGTGTGAATTTCTCGATTTGTACGGGCAAATGTTAAATGGTGCTATGGCAAATCCTACAAATGGCTATACTATGTGGGATAGTTATCAAAGACAACAGCTAATGCAAGGTTTATTAGCTGACCTTGAATTAGTTTTATCTATGAAAGGTTATGAAATTGATGAACAGGGACCGGATTAAAAACAATTTTAAGTATCACGCACCAGATGAAATTCAACGTATTAAGTATGAAAACATACGAAAGTACGCTAAAGAATATGCACATTTTATTAACGAAAATTGTCCTGATAGCAGAGAAAAGTCTATCGCTATAACAAGGCTTGAAGAGACTGTTATGTGGGCAAATGCAAGTATAGCGAGAAATACATGATCCAAATAAATAAAAGGTATGCGATTAAACCGAATAAATCCGCTGTTGCATTGTGTAAAAGCTACATGGTTAAGGGCAAAAAGGAGTGGCGTGAAGTTGGATATTATAATGACATTCCAGGTGCGCTTGACAAGCTTTCCCATTTAGCGGTATTAAGGGGTATCGATCAAGGTAGTTGGGAAGCGGTTATTTCTGAATTAGAGCAACTGAGAGTCGAAATTTCGGCAATTAGGGACGCATTGCAGGTGGAGGTATAGCTTAAAGGAAAAAGTTTAAAAATAAGCTTCTCTTTTCGTTGACATAAAAGTGCATTTATGTGTATATTTGCGTATACCATAGATGCATTTTTATTATGGATTTATGAAAAGGTAATAAAAACAATGCAATATACAGAAGAGTGTGCAGAAATAGCTAAACAGGTGCTTTCGAAAGCTTTTAAATCTAAGCAGGATGCTTGTATTGCAATCGGAATAACCACTCAAGTTTTTGAAGAGTGGTTGGGCGATTATGAAGATTTTGAACAAGCTGTTGCTGAAGGTTTTTTGGCAGGGGAAGTTGCTGCGAGAAAGTGGCTTAAAAAAGCAGCATTGTTACCTTCAAAAGCTATCGATTTAAAAATCTACTGGGGATTCGCAGAAGATATTTATGGCATTGGTAAAAATGATGACGTAGCGGATAATACTGAACCCGTAAGATGGAATATAAACATACATCATGTTAGACCTGAATCTGAACATACCAACGAAGTTGGAACCGTTTCTGACTAAAAAGAAAAGGTATAAAGTAGCTTTCGGCGGTCGTGGTGCTGCAAAAAGCATGACACTTGCTGACGTTTTACTTATGAAAGTTCAAACTGAAAAAGCGAAAGTGGGTTGTATTCGTGAGTATCAAAACAGTTTGGAAGATTCAGTTTATTCGCTTTTGGATAGTGAAATACAAAGGATTAAAATACCTGGATTTAAGAAGATAAAAGCTCAAATAGACCATAACAATGGTGGTGGTTTTCGTTTTCGTGGGTTGGCAAGATCTATTGAAGCGATTAAATCAATGTTTGGCTTTTATTACTTTTGGCTTGAAGAAGGTCAATTTATAAGTGAAGATAGTTTGAAGATACTCACCCCTACGCTTAGAGAAGAAGGATCTGAATTATGGATCTCTGCCAATCCACTATCCTCCGCTGATCCCTTCTCTGAGCGTTTCATTAATCCTTATATTAAAACAATCGATAAACAAGGTTATTATGAGGATGATCTTCATTATATTGTTAAAATAAATTGGCGTGATAATCCTTGGTTTCCTAAAACACTTGAAGCAGAACGTAAACACGATTTTGAAAACCTTCCAAGAGCTTTATATGACCATATTTGGGAAGGTGCTTTTAATGATTCAGTTGAAGATAGTATTATCCTCGCTGAATGGTTTGATGCTGCTATAGATGCACATGAAAAACTTGGTTTTGAACCTACAGGTGCTATTGTTGCCGCACATGATCCTTCTGATTTAGGTACAGATGATAAAGGACTTGTTATTAGGCATGGTAGTGTTGTTTTAGATGTAAAAAGTCGTTCTTTTGGTGATATAAACGCGGGTTGTGATTGGGCAATAGGTAAAGCTTTAGAAGCACAATCTGATTTATTTGTGTGGGACTGCGACGGTCTTGGAATTGGCTTAAAAAGACAGGTTAATGAAGCTTTAAAACCTAAAAAATTCATCGATAGCTTCATGTTTCATGGCTCAAACTCACCGGAACATCCATTAAGGATATATGAACCTGTAGATAACACTTCAAATAAAAAGCAACGTAAAAATCAGGATGTTTTTTACAATCGTAGAGCACAATTTTATTGGGGTTTACGTGATCGTTTTTATAAAACCTTTTTAGCAGTGGAAAAAGGTAAGTATATGAACCCTGACGAACTTATTTCAATACCATCTACAATTGAAGATCTTAAGATCTTACGTTCTGAAGTGTGCAGAATACCAAGAAAGTTTAATTCAAGTGGTAAGATTCAAATAATGAATAAAAAAGAGATGAAAAAGCTTAAAATCCAAAGCCCAAATTTAGCTGATTCCCTTATGATGTCTTTTAAAACACCAGATCCTAAAGGTAATGATAAACCGATTGATTTCGAAACTATATATTAGGGGGTATTATGCCAAAGAAAAAGAAAAAGACGAAACAGGAAAAGTTAGTTAAAGTAATCAAACCATCAAAAGGTAGTGTTGCCGATAAGCTGATAAAAAATCGCAAGAAAAAGAAAAAAGCGATGGATAAAGCGGCAGATTACAAACTTTACTAAAGGTATTTACGATGCCAATCAACCATAAAGATTGTATAAAAGAGCTTAAAGAAGCCCAATCAGCGGATAAAGACAACCGTGATATGGTGCGGGAAGCAGATCATTTTTTAAATAAGCGCGATGGTCAGTGGGAACCACAAATTATAAGCAAACTTAGTGGAAAGCCAAGATATACGTTTGATGAATGTAACCCCATTGTGGATGATATAATGGGTGAAATGGAACAAATGGATTTCAACATTCGTATTTCTCCTGGTGATGGTCAAGCTTCTAAAGAGGCAGCAAGCTTTTATGAAGGTATCATACGTAATATTGAAAACGTTTGTGGGGCAAGATTTATTTATAATGCTTCTGGTCGTATTATGGTTGGTACTGGTTTTGCTGCTTGGCGCGTAGTAACTGATTACCGAGATAATGATTCTTTTGAACAAGATCTGCTTATTAAACAAATTCCAAATGCTCAAGATTCGGTATGGTTCGAACCAGGAGCGGTAGACCAAACCATGAAGGATGCGAATAGTGGGTGGGTGATTACTTCTCTCACAAAAAAGGAGTATAAAAAGCGATTCCCGAAAGGCAAGGGTAATAGTGTCGGTAGTAATATCGCTCAACAGGTTTACTCTGATAAAAAACCTCATGAAGTAAAAATAGGGGAGTATTTGTATCGGAAGAAAAGGTATAGAGACTTAGCACTTCTTTCAAACGGAACAGTAGTAGTAGTTGATGAGAAGTTTGAACGGGTTAAGGATGATTTCTCTACTGCCGGAATTACTATTCAAAAAACCAGAAAACGCCCCTATTATACTGTTTTTTCTAAGTATTTTGATGGGGATGATTGGCTTGAAGACGAACAGGAAACGGTATTTGAATACTTACCAATTATCCCAGTGTATGGTAACTTCAGAATTTCAGAAGACAAAGTTATCTACTGGGGAGTAGTTGAGAAATTGATGGACCCACAAAGAGTAATCAACTATTCTGAAAGTAGAAAAATTGAAGAGGGTGCGTTGTCACCAAGAGGGAAGTATTGGGCAACGAAGGATCAAGTTAAATCTCCTGATGTAAGAAGTACTATGAGAACGTTGAATACAAACTCTGATCCTGTACAGCTTTATGATTGGGTAGATGGTCAACCACCACCTAATTATCAAGGTTCTCCACAATCGAATCCTGGTTTAATTGAGACTACTTCCTCTGCTCAACAGTTTATTCAAAGAACTTCAGGCACTTATGATGAAGCAAGAGGTTCTGCACCCACACACCGGAGTGGAATAGCTATTGACAAACTGCAAGTAAAGAGCGATAATCCAAAGCGTAAGTGGTTTACTTCAATGGAAATTGCTCTTACTCATACAGCGTTGATTTTGGTAAAAGCAATTCCCAAAGTTTATGATACTACTCAAGAGATGCAATTAATGAATGAAGATGGAACTCAAGCGAGTTTCGTTATGAAACAAAGAGTAGTTGATAAAGACACCGGTAAAGTAATTGAAATAAACGATCTTTCAAAAGGTAAGTATAACGTGGTTCGTTCTGCTGGTCCTGCTTTCCATTCAAGACAGCAAGAAACAGTTAGTGCTATTACGGATTATGCAAACATAGATCCATCTATATTACAGATTGGTTCTGATATTCTGTTAAGTAGCATTAACTCCCCTGGAATGGATAAAATAGCTGAACGTAAGCGTTTACAAATGATTCAACAGGGGTTAATTCCTGATACTCAACTTACTGAAGAAGAGAAGCAATTCTCACAACAGTTGCAAGAAAATAAACCGCCTGATCCAATGATGGTAGCTGCACAGGCAGAACAAGCGAAAGCGGATGCTAAACGTGAAGAAACACAAGTCAAAGCGCAACTTGAAGGACAGCGAAATGAACTTGCTGCGGTTAAACTTTCCATTGAGAAAGAAAAACAAGATCGGCAAGCAATGCTTGAGGCTATTAAATTGGCAACAGAAGAAATCAAAGCACAAGCTGATGCGTTAAAAACGATACGAGAAGCAATAGGTGCCGATGCTATAATGAATCCTGCTGCTATCGAATCATTTAACAATCAGTCAAGAAACTTAAGAAAGAGCGTTTCACAACCTAATAACTCTTAACCCTACGGTGGATACCGGTTGGCACAAAAGCCTAAAAAATGGAAAGGAAGTAAAAATGGCAAAGAAAGAAGGGTCTACTGAGACTGAAAATCAGGGTGATAAGTCTACTGAGACTGAAAATCAGGGTATTGAGTTTGACGATGGTAAGGAAGAAGTAGATAAAAAACCCGAAACACCAGAAGGAGAATCGTCAGAAACCGAAGGTGGTGAAATCAATCAAGAAGCAATACAAAAGAAGATTGATAAGCTAACCTTTAAACGGTATGAGGAAAGGGAAAAAAGGGAAGAAGCGGAGCAAAAGCTTGCAGAAGCAAAAGAGCAACTTAAGAAGTATACTCAAGAGTCTGAAACTGTAGAAATACCTCCTGTACCAGATCCTTATGATGAAAAATACAAGGAGAAACTACAGGCAAGAGAAGAGGCGCTTCAAAAGCAAGCATCAATCGATGCTCAAAAAAAGCTTGAAGAAGAACGGCATAATGAAGCATTAATAGCTAAACAAGAAGCGGTAAAAAAAGAGATTCAAAAGAACGTGAATAACATGTATACTTCCGCTGAAAAGATGGGTTTCAAGAAAGAAGATTTTCAAGAAGCGGAACAAAAAGTAGGGAAATTTATTAGCAATCGGCCTGAAATCGCTCAATTCATTTTACGCCAAAAAGATGCTTCTTTGATTGTTCAATATCTTTCATCTAATGTTGAATCTCTTGAAAAGATAACCCGCTTATCTGATGTTGATGCCTCTGCTTTTATAGCTTCCACTGTTGCGGATAACGCTAAAGCCCTTAAACCTAAACCTTCTAATACACCTGATCCGTTGAAAATTGTAGACGGTAAGGGTGGTGGTTCTGATGAGTCTCCTTATTTAAGTGGTGTTGAATTTGAATAAGGAGTAAAACGATGGCAAACAGTCTTGACAGTAATATTACCAGAAAGGTCATGAGAGCATTTATCCCTGCTTTTGAAAAGCAACGTGTTCTCACCAAGACCGTCAATACCCAAATGTTCCAGGGTGCCTTTAACCCTGCCAGTGGTGATTACGTTGATATCAAACGTCCACACCAGTACTCTTCCGTTGAAACTTCCACTGGTGATATCTCTTCCAGTGGTACCAATGATATCATTGCCGGAAAAGCAACTGCGCAGGTGCAGAACTATATCACAGTGCCTATCGATTGGACCAACAAAGAAGAAGCCCTTTCTCTCGATCAACTTGAAACGATCCTGAAACCTGCTGCGGAAACGGCAGTTATTACGTTGGAGAATAATTTCTGTGATTTTATGATCCAACGTGCAGCGCTTCTTTCAGGTACTTATGGTACAGCAATCGATGCTTGGGCCGATGTTGCTAATCCAATGTCTCTTATGAAAGCATTGGGTGTTCCTGCCGGTGAGCACTACATGGTGGTAAATCCGTTTACCATTCAAAATCTTGCTGGTGCTCAAACCGGTTTGTCGGCAGATCCTTCTCGATTGGTTCAAACCGCATGGGAAAAAGCACAAATCTCTTCTCCTTTTGCTGGCTTACGTGTTCTGGAAAGTAACAGTTTGAGTACGCTTACGCATGGTGCCTGTGCTGATCGTGCTGGTGCGCTTACGGCAGCACCTGATATGACCTATGCAACCCACAAAGATACCATGATCCAGACCTTGGCAGTAGATAGCTTTACCACTGCTGGTACTGTAAAAGCTGGTGAAATGATTTCTATTGCCGGTACCTACTATGTGCATCCTCGAACGAAACAACTTGTTCTTGATGCTGATGGTAATGCTATCCTCTGGAAGGGTACCGTAACAGAAGATGTTACTTTTTCTGCTGGTGCAGGTAACTTGAAGGTTTCCGGTCCTGCTCTTTATGAGTACTCTTCTGGTACCAACTTGGGGCAGTATGATAATATCGATGCTGCAATTGCTGGTACTGAAGTCGTTACTCTCCTGGGTGCGACAGCCACAACCTATCAACCAAATCTGTTTTACCATAAAGATGCCTTTGCAATCGCCTTTGTGAAACTACCAAAACTGTTTTCAACGGATACAATCGCGGTTACTTCTGATGGTATCGCAATTCGGTGTTCGAAGTACAGTGATGGTGATGCGAATACGCAGAAAATCAGGTTTGATCTTCTTCCCGCATTCTCTTGCTTGAATCCGTTCTTTGCTGGCAAAGCCTGGGGCTTAACTTAATCAAATTTAGTTAATGGTCCCTTTGCCGCCATTAACTACGGGGGTAGAAGGGGATTCGGCGCTCTTCTACCCCCATTTTTTTTAAAGGGGTGTGAAAAGATGAATAATGAAACGATGAGATTGAAAGCTGTTTATTTTGATGTACCTTCAGAAACTGGGTTACCGTACACAAAAGCAATGGTTTATGTTCAAGATGTTCCTTATTTCAAAGAAATGGGAGCAACAGAAAGACCGGTAGAAAAGCCAGAAGAAATCTATGTGGGAGAACAAGAAGAAGATGATGCTTACGCTACTGTAGATGGCGATAAAGGTACTGGCAAACCAGGATCTATTGAATGGCATGAAGCAAGTTTACGTGAGATTCGTACAAAGAAAGAAGTTGTTTCTTACGTAGAAAAAGCAACCGGTTTTGAATACGATTTCGATCTCAAAGAAAAACTGCAAGTACTCAAAGAAGAAGCCTTACAAACTATTAAGGAGTACTTAGAAAATGACAACGAAAGTTAACGAAGTCGTTATTGACGCACTTGAAAACATCATTGTTCAAGGTGAAGAGGCGAAAGTACCACAAGCAGAAGCTAAAGCTGCTATTCGTGCATTGAATGATATGATGTTTGCTTGGGATGCCAGAGGGATTACGTTAGGATATACTTCTGTATCTGATATGGCAGATATTTTAACGGTTCCTCCTGGTGCAATTGAAGGAATTAAAGCTAATCTGTCAATAAAATTAGCTTCTAAATATAACGATGTAAGTGTATCACCTGAACTAAAGCAAAACGCCAAAGAAGGGTATGATACTTGCCTTAACTTAGCCGTTGAAACGGCACAAAGTGAATACCCATATACCTTACCCCAAGGTAGTGGTAATACTTATCCATCTTATGCAGACCAAACTTTCTATCCAGATCAAGAAGATACTATACTTACCGAAACAGGTGGAAGTGTAGCATTAGAGGATAGCACAGAAGAGGCTTAATATGGCAAGAAACAGAGATATAAAGAAAAGTGAATTTCCTGTTGTTACTACCCTACAAAGCACAGATAGGTTTGACTTTGTTCGTTCTGGTCAAAACATAGCAATACTTCAATCTGATTTTCTTACTGCTATGGGTGCTACTGGGGCTTTGCAGACAAGGGGTGAAGTAACGGCAACACCAGTACTTAAAAAGATAAGTGGTGTAAATTATATTAGAAATCTATATGCTGGTGCCGGTATTACATTTGCTGATACTGTTCAGGATGCTATAGAAATAAAGCATAATTTTCTTGTAGATTCTACTGGTGTTCCTCTTATCACTGATGTAACTCTTGCTCAACCAAAAGTAAAAAGCCTACAAGCTGGTTCTGGTATTACAATTGCAACTGCTGGTGAAGTAATACAGATTGCAACTGCCGCTGTACCAGGAAGTACTAAAACCGTTTATGTATATCAAGAAGCAGATTTTCCTACTGCTGTTTTAGGTGTTATTACTCTTGCCGCTGATACTGAATATCGTGTTCAAACTGATATCACTACTACCAGTCGATTTGTACTTAGTGAGAATACTATTTTAACTGGACCGGATGAGGGCTTGATTACTCTTTCTTATACCGGTGTGGGTACGATGTTTACGGCAGTTGATGCAGGAGATAATTCTATCTCTGGTATGACAATTTCATGTGCTTCTGGTACTGCTTTTGATATCTCGTCAACTGATCAATCTGATTCTTTTAACTTCACAAATGCAGATTTAACATGTGCTACTGTTGGAACTATGACAGGTTTAAATATCTGTTATTTTAGAGATTTTCAAATTACTGCTACAACACAAGGTTTAGCATTTAGTGGTGACTTTAACTTTCTGTTTATTTCTACTGGCTTAAGTAATACGGTTACTGCTGCGGGGGCAAAGGCTTTTGACTTAGGGTCTGCTACTTTTGATTTTCTTCATATTGGCTTAACTGCTTTTGTTCTTGAAGGTGCGACAAGTTATTGTATTAGTGGCTTAGTTGATTCTGGTAATATTAACACCGATGGCTTTGCTACCATTTTCCGTTGTCAGCAACTTGGCGCTGGTACTTTTCTTGAGAATATTTCTCCTTATGATGATTTATGGGAATTTGTACTTAATGCTAATGCAGTAAATAGTACTAACCTTGCTTTGGCAACTCATAGTGGAGCTACAATAACCATTGCCTCTGCTGCTACACCGGTTATTATTGGCGCTACTTGGGTATCTGAAGATATGCACAGATTTACCCACTCTGCCGGTGGTAGATGGACTTATACGGGTAAAGGCGCTCAAGTAGATATTACTGCTTCTATTTCTGCTGACCTTGCTACCGGTGTTGATGACGTTTCATTTTTTATATATCATAATGGAGTACAAATTACAGAGTCAAAAATTACAAGAGAATTTGATGCTGGTAACATTGGCAATTTATCTTTACTTTGGGCATTAGATTTAGCAACAGATGACTATATTGAACTTTGGGTACAAAATGATGATACTTCTGTAAATGTCATTATTGAGAACATCGTGCTAAGGATATCAGGATAATGGAAATACCGATTGGCACAGGCTTTTATATTTCTGATTCTTTACCAGTTTCACACCAGCAATGTATAAACTGGGTCCCTATAATACCACAAGGACCGGCTTTATCACAAAGACAGCTTTTTGGTACTGCCGGTATTGAAAGTATTATTACTACTGGTTCTTTATCAACTGATATAAATAGGGGTGCTCATGACTTGGCAGGAATACCTTATTTTGTTAATGGTAATACTCTCTATCGCCTTAATCGTGGTTTTGTTTCCGGGGTTGAAACTTTCTCTGTGACCTCTTTAGGTACTATTTCAGGTGTTGGAAGGGTTTCAATGTCTGATAATGGTACCCAGTTAATGATATTAGTTCCTGGTAGCAATGGCTATATTTATACTGTTGCGGGTGGTTTAACTCAAATTACCGACAGTGATTTTACTGCTAATGGAAATCCACAACATGTAGTGTTTATTGACGGTTATTTTGCTTGTACTACCGATACAAAAAAGTGGATAGTTTCAAATCTTAATGATGGTACTGCTTGGTCTGCACTTGACTTTGGGTCGGCTGAAGCTGATCCTGATTTACCTGTAGCACCAGTAGTTCATAATAATCAGATTTTTATTACTGGTAGTGAAACCACAGAAGGTTTTCAAAATATAGGTGGTGCTGGTTTTCCTTTTCAGCGAAATAATATAATTCTTGATAAAGGTTGTTTTGCTCCTTTTTCTCTCGTTTCTACTAATCAACAATTTTTTATGATCGGTGGTGGTAAAGATGAGAGTCCCGCTATTTGGACTTATTCAGGAGGACAATTTAGAAAAGTTTCTACCATTGCTATCGATATTGTTTTAGCTGAATATTCAGATGCTGTTATTGAAGATGCTTTTTCTTTAGCATGGGGTTTTAAAGGTCAATATTATGTAGCTTTTGTTTTTAATGATAGGGCTTTTGTTTACAATATTACTACTGATTTATGGCATGAACAAAAGTCTGGTATACTTAATGAGTTTGGGGATTTGGATCAAACCCGTTGGCGTGTAAATTCTCTTGTTACTGCATATGGCTATACTTTAGTTGGTGACTATACAGATGGGAGAATAGGCAAGTTAGTGGATGACACTTATCAAGAATATTCTACTGATATAGTTCGTATAGTTACTACTCCACCAATTTTTAATAACGGTAGTTCTTTTCGTATTCCAAAAGTAGAACTGACAATGGAAGCGGGTGTTGGAAATGGCGTTACTGATCCACAAGTATCTTTAGCTTTTTCTAAAGATGCTAAGACCTTTGGATATGAACGTAATAGACCTATAGGTAAGATCGGTGAATATGGGAAGAGAACAATATGGTACAAAAATGGTAGATTTCCAAGATTTTGTATAATGCAGTTTAGATTTTCAGATCCTGTTAAAGCGGTTGTAATTCGTTTAGACGCCGATATAATTTAATCCATTTAATCTAAAGGAGAAGTAAAAATGTCATTAAGCACTGCTCAGAAAAAATTGTTTTCAAGAGATTTGTACATGGCTGGTTATTCTGCTGCACAAGCTGCCGCATTACTTAATATAAGTGATGCTCTTATTGCTGACTACTGGGCTGAATGGGTGCAAGCGGGTGTGTTTTACAAAGATCGTATCATAGTCGCTGATCGTGGCCTTACCTTGGATGCTGAACACGGTGCGGGTGCTATCGGTACTGCTTTTGCTCCAAAGACCTTTCGATGGATCGAAAACGGAGATATTATTACTGAAATTTGGGTAGATATCACTGGTCTTGCTTGTAAGGGTGATGCTCAAGGTGATGTAATCGGTCTTGCTGCGGGTGGTGCTGCGTATATCGGCAGGTATGTTGTGGCTGATTACGGTATCGTATACAAAATCGAAATGACCTGTTTAGAAGCTCCAGGTGAAGGAACGGCTACGTATGAACCGGATATCGATTTGATGGCAGACGATGAGGCCGACCTTGCTTATGACAGTGCCGCCGATGATACGGTTATCGCCGCTGCAAGAGATTGGGCTGCGGGAGAAAAAGCAGTAACCCTTACACCTAAACTGACAGCTAATGATTATCTGTATCTTGGTGAAGGTGATACTGGAGCGGCAACCGGTGTATATGATGCTGGTCAATTTCTTTTCCGATTTTTCGGTCATCCCGCATTGAACGCATAGGCTAATGAGAAAACAAATACTCCAATTAAATGCTTCTATACCCTTAATTGATCGTGTCACGGGTTTACCCAACGATCAATTTAGGGTATTTCTTCTACAAGTACAGCAACGGGGATTACTCATTGGTCAAGGTTCTCCATTGGGAGTAGTACAGGCTGAACAAGGCGTTGAGTATTTAGATGAACTTGGCGCTCCTGGTGCTGTTAAATATATCAAGCAATTAGCCGATGTAGGTGGTGACAAAACTTTAGGGTGGATTGCTATAGGTTAGGAGAATCGGTATGGGCTTATTCGATAGTATAAAAAAAGGCATGAATTTTATTACTGGTGCCGACGATGTTAAAAAAGCTGGTGAAGAACAAGCAAAGTATTTTATTGAAGCACAACGTGTTTCTGAAAAATACTATTCCAGAGCAAAACAGGAATATCTTAATAGAACAAACCCTGCCTTAGAAGCATTTGATAAGCGTATTGCTGAAATTAAACGTACTAACGTTCTCGGCAAACAAGAAGCGCTTACTCAAATACGTGACACTTTTGATAGATCTTCCGCAACATTGCGTCAAACTGGTCAATTGACTAATGCCGCAATAATGGGTGAACGTCCTGGTGTTCAAACCGGTACGCCTTACGGACAAGCCCAACCCGCCACTACCCCTGCCACCACGCCCCAAGGTATGCCCCAAACCCAACCGGTTGGCCCAACCGCCGGATTTATGCCTGAAACAACGGGCATGGGGGATATTGCCATGACTCAAGATCCTGTTACGGGGCAATATGTTCCTGCACCTCAAGTTCCTGGTATGCAGGGTGCCGCTACCGTAAGACCTGAATTAACTTCTGGTTTTTATGGTGCTGGTGCGCAAATAGAAGCCGGTAGAGATATTGGGAGTCAAGCGCTACAAGGTGGATTTGGTACTGCGCGGGGTGATATTACTCAGGGTGAACAAGGGTCATTAGCTGCTATTGCTTCTGGTAGACAACATGCAATGAAAGGTTATGATCCATATATGAAATATGGTGAACAAGCCGCATACCAAGAAGCCGCTCTTTCTGGTGCTTTGGGTCCAGAAGAACAGCAAAAAGCATTGGATGCTTTTATTGAAAGTCCTGGTCAACAGTACTTACGAGAACAGCAAGAAAAAGCACTATTAAGAAGTTCTTCCGCTACAGGTGGATTGGGTGGAGCTAATGTGTTAAAAGCTCTTCAAGAACAAGCAATGGGTATTGCCGCCACACAACAGCAACAGCATTTAAGTAATTTAGGTACTATTGCTGGAAGAAGTGCTAATTTAGTCGGTGAACGTGGGCAATTACTACAGGGTTTTGCCGGTAAAGAAGCAGATGTTATGCAACAGGCTGCGCAAGCAAAAGCAAACTTTGCTGCTCAATTAGGTATTAGTGAAGCAGAACTTGAAACTATGTCTTCTTCTCAACTTGCACAGTTGGCTCAACAAACTGGTATGGCACAAGCGGATGTTCAACAAATGTTAGGTTTGCAACAGATTGGGCTATTACAACAGAGAGGTTCAGATAAACTTGGTGTAAAAACTGGTACTACTGCTAATATTTCTGCTTTGGGTGAATTGGCGGCACAAGCCCAATTGCAAGGTAGAACAGCACAAGCTCAAACTACCGCTGGTATGACAAGTGATTTAGGAACACGTTTAAGTGATTTGACTACCGGTACAGGCTCCGCTATTTCTTCCGGTTTAGCTGGTGCTTCACAGCAAAGAATGGGAACATTGACTGATTTAGCAGGAATAGCAACCTACGGGTTATCAAATATGACTCCAGTTACTAAACCCAGTGTTACAAAACCACAAGCTAATATTGGTTATACTCCCTCTTTTTAAGGAGAAAAATTATGGCTATAGCTGATCCTACCGCATGGGCAAGAGGTTTAGGCAGACCCACACAAGGGCTTTCCCAAAACGTTCTTAGTGCCATTGCTATGAGAAGAAAAGAACAAACGGATGCACAGGAGCAAGCAAGGAAACAACAAATTGCTGATACTGCTTTGCAGCAAGAAAAACGAATGGGAGAAAAAGCTGCTCTTGATACACAAAAAACAGAAGCTGAAATGCAGGATGCAGCATTAGAAGAGTCTCTTAAAAAAGCTTCTTTACCTATATTGATGGCCTTTACTGCTGATACACCTGAAGATAGAAGGGATTACCTTAAAATTGCTCAAGAGCAAACCGGTTTGCCTGAAAATCACCCCGTAGCTATCGAGCTTAATAAACTTGCAAATTCTCCCGATATTGGTGGTGAAGCTGTTACCAAAGATCTTGGTGCTGTTGTAGAATGGCAAAAACGGCAAGGTCATTTAGGAGAATTGCAGGGTGAAGGTACTGGTACTTCTGGTAAATCTCCTGATATTATTGAACGTGAAACAAAAGCTAAAGAAATGCAAGCTGAAGCAGCGATAGAAAATACCCGATTAAGAAAACTTGAGCTTGATGAAAAAGTAGCACAATTCGACGAAAAACGTGGTGATACCCCCGCGTATATTCAAAAAGTATTTGACGCTACTGATACCGCTGCAAGAGAAAATGAAGTTATGGTTAATCAAACCTCTTCATTGGCAAGAGAATTTGAAAATATTGCTGAAGATGAGCAATACGGTGGTATGAAAAGATCCGCGTCGGAATGGCTTAAAGAACGTTTGGGTAAAGAAGATGATATTAGTTTACTTTACACAAAAGCCAGAATGTTACGTGGTAAACAAGCAATGGCTAACTTACCTCCTGGTGCTGCTTCTGATGCTGATGTTGCTATTGCGATGGAAGGGGTACCCACAAAAGACGCTTCTCCTAAACACATGGCGAAATGGTTACGTGGTGTTTCTAAACTGGCTGAACTCAATAATGTTTATTATGTTGAGAAAGCAAAATATCTTTCTGAGAGTCCACGTAGAGGTACACGTGGGTTTCAAGAATACTGGGAAGAAAAAAGAGATGAATTAACAGAAGGTATTTATACACCAGAAGCCGCACAAAATGAAAGAAAAGTGGTAAAAAGAGGTACATATAACGGTAAGCCGGTTATTCAATACTCAGATGGGACAATTGATTATGCCGATTAATATCGATCCAAGTAAAATTAAATGGGATAAAATAGAACAAATAGACCCAAACAAAGTTCAGTGGGAGGATGATAAAGAAGAAACTACTCCTTCTACTGCCTTTGATACTGCTGCTCGTTCTATTGGTATTTCCGGTAGAACGATTGCCCAAGGTTTAGCAAGCCTGTTAGGTGTGGTTCACGATCCTTTAGCTACCCTTACGAACATGGCATTAGGAACCGATGTACAGCCTTTAAGACAAGCTACAAAAAAGCTTCTTAGTGATATGGGCGTACCAGACTATGAGGGAAAAACAGAAGAGTTCATAGGTAATCTTGGTGAACTTGCTGTTGAAACTGCCGCTGGTGCTGGTGCTGCGGGGGCAATAACTAAAGGAGTTAAAACAGCCGCAAAAGCTATGCCTAAAGGATTTAAAGCATTTGATCCCGCAAAACCCGCAACAAAAGTTGCTGAATCTCTTGCGGATGAACCTGTAAAACAAATTGTTACTGGTTCTGCTGCGTATACAGGTGGTAAAGCTGTTGAAGAAGCATTACCTGATACTGGTGTAGTCGGTCAAATTGCTGGTCAACTTGTAGGTGGTCTTGCTGGCGCTAAAGCTACGGGTATGGGTAAAGCAGCAACACCTAAATATAAAACACCTGAAGCGGTAAAACGTGGTGAAGAACTTGGTGTTGATGTTATGACCTCAGATATAATTAAGCCTAAATCCGCTGTAGGTCGTGCTGTTCAATTTGCTTCTGAACGTACACCACATGGTACTACTGGTATGCGTGTTAAGCAGGTTGAGCAACAAAAGGAAATGGTTAAAAATTATATCAATGAAGTTGGCGCAGATGTTCCACAAGATGTTAAATCAATGGTAGTTGAAGATGTAACAAAAAAACGAAAAGAATATTTTCAAAGATATTCTAAAATGAAGGATGAAGTATTTAATCCTTTAGCAAGAAAAGGTTCTGTACCGGTACCTAAATTAACTACTGTCATTGATGACGAAATTCAAAAAGCCGAATTTCGTGGTATGAATAGATTAGTAAATGATTTAACTAAGTTAAAAGATCAAATTACTTCCGCTGTACAACCTGCGGGTAAAGGTAAATACAAACAAGCTAATGTTAAATCTTTAGATGAAGCAAGGGCTTTATTCGGTGAAGACTTAGCAGATGAAGCATATGATAAATCCCGCAAACGTGTAAATCGGGTTAACGATAAAATTTATGCCGCTTTTAAAGAAGACTTAGGTAATTTCATTAAAAAAGAAGGAAAACCAGGGGATTATAAAAAGTGGCAAGCAGTAAATAAAAAACTACGAAATATGTTTGAGAGTGAAAAGATGCTTGCTTTTAAGAAAGTTTTAAAACAAGCAAAAGTTCAACCTGAAGTTGTAAAAACAATGATCCACACACAAGATGCCAGTGTTGCTAAACAACTTTATAAAAGTGCTTCACCACAAGGAAAGAAATATATTCGTGCTGCCATGATACAGGACATAGTTGAAAAATCAGGTGGTATCGATAATATTACTCCTGAAAAATTTGTAAGAGAAGTATCAAAACGTGGTAGAGCAACTGGCATTTATTTTGATACTAAAAATAGAAAAGTACTCAATGCTATGGCAGAGCTTATAAAAGACGTTGAACGCTCTGGTGAAGCTGCTAAGTATAAACCGATAAGTATTTTAATGCCCATGTTTGGGGTTTCTTCTTTAACTTCTATATTCGGTGGTGGTACTGTTGGTGCCGCTGGTGCTGTTGGTGCGATGTCCAGTTTAGGATTACTATCAAGACTTATAGAATCAAAACCTACACGTGATCTTTTATTGAGAATACAGCATTTAAAGAAACATCATAAAATTCCTAACCGTGATAAAGAGTTAGAAGCCGCTGTACGAAAATATGTTGATATGACTATGGCTTTACAAAAACAATTACAGGAGCAAACCGATGAGTAGAGTTATTGCCGCTTTTGCTCAATTTTTTGATGGTGCCGGTGATCCTTTGGAAAATGGGTATCTGGAGTTTTTAGCTTCAAGTACTACCAGTACTCAAAAACCAACTTATGCAGATTCATCTCAAACAATTGCTAACGAAAATCCACTGCAATTAGATGCTGAAGGAAGATGCCCTAATGCTTTTGGTACTGGTGTTTATAAAGTAAAACTTTATGAGAAAAACCCAGTTACTGGTCTTCCTGGTGAATTAGTCCAAGAATTTGATCCTGTATTAGCTGATCGTTCGCCCCTCGGTTCTGGTGAGAATTTTGAAGAATGGGATGGTACAACTACATATGATGTGGGGAATATTGTTACTTATGTTGGGAATTATTTCGTATCTCTTGCTGCCGCTAATGTTGCTAATGTACCTTCTGATACTTCTCCTTGGTGGGAGCAAGTAAGCTTTATTCATCATTGGAATACAAATGCGACATATGAAATAGACGATGTTGTAGTTCATAATTCAGCTTTATACTTTTCTCTCCAAGATTCAAATCAAGGTCATATACCGGTATCTTCTCCCACGTGGTGGAATCCCGTAGGTAGTGGTACTATTCTCTTTAACTGGTCTGAAACAGGTACGGCTTTTGCTCCTAACATAAGTGGATATAATTTAGGTACCACGGGTAGGATGTTAGGTAACGCTTATTTTCAAGACAGCGGTAAAATTTATTTAGGTAGTAGTCAAGACGCTGAAATATATTTTGATTCGGGGTTAATAATTGATGTACCAGCGGATTCTATAGACTTAAAGGCTCATTCTATTTTAACTCTTCATACAAATGCATTACCCCGTTGGTATGTAGATTATGGTGGTGACTTAGCTCCATGGGATGATGGGGTATATGACATAGGTAGTAGTAGTGAGCAAGTAGCACAGTTATTCTTATACGAG